GATTTTATTGGTACATCTTCAGAAGGAGTTCCGTCATCCCCAAAAATTAATTCTAGCCCCTCAAAATAACTTTCAGGAAATGACACGTAAGATAGAACCCCCGAAGTTCCTCCTAAAACTGCTTCAGAATTTACTTTTGTCTCATTACATGAACAAGATTGACACTCAGGATAAGTAATCATTGGTAATCTAATAGTAAAATCCTTAGTTTCACACTTTAATCTTAAAGCGTTACAAATAAACGCAAATGGTCTAGTCCTAAGAATTCTAACACCGCACAAGAAACATAATGCCCGTATTACTGTCGTATAAATAAACAATATAAAGTGGGATACTACTAATAGTGCCACTCCAACAAACTGAAGAACTGTGAATATTATTGAAAACAAAAAAAACAATAAATCAAAGTTTTTGAATCCGTCATTTACAGGAAATTTGTTTATTGTACTATCACAGGTATCGTCATCAATTTCTTTAATCCCAATAAATCTTCCTCTACCTCCTTTTTTATATTGATCAATTAACGATGATACAGTGTATACCCTATTGAATTGAAACTCGTAAAATGTATCTTCACAATTTATGATTTCATCAAGTCTTTCAATTTGTTCTGACCCGACAAATCCATCGGTATAACCACTCCACGCCAATCCAAAATAGTACGAACTTTGTTGTTTTCTTTTATTTATTTGATTAAAAAAATAAGTTGGGTCTGTATTTGAATTCTCCCATCCATATTCTTTAACATTAGGTAGTAAATAATGCGGTCGTCTACTTTGTATTGTTAAGTCAGTTGGTTGCGTCCATTTAACCTTAAACCTAAATTTTGATTTAGTGGGTATACCAATTGATTGGTCATTTGAAACAACTCTTTCTCCAAATTCATTGGTTATAACATAATCCAAATTCATCGGTAATTCTGTCAACCATGTTCCATCTCCATCAATAATGTTACCCGCTTGTTCCAATTCGAATACTTCCAAGACAGGATTACCATCTACATCCTGATCTGCGGTTTGTCTAATTGCTAATATTTGACCAGGTCCAGAAGTCAAATCACACAAATTACCCATATTATCTTTGGGTTTACAATTTTTTCTTAACCTAAACTTGTCAGGAGTAGAAAAAACAGAACCCATAAAAACCGCAGTCGGTTGTATATCAACGTTAGCATCGTCTCTTAAATCGAAATCTAATCTGTTAATTGATATATCACATATTTCAGGGTCACCCCACAAAGGAGAAATCTCAGCATTTTTAGTTAAATTAATAATCTGAGGTAAAGAATTCAAATCATTTGATGTTCGAAATCTGTTACCTGCAACTTGTGCTTCTGTGGCTAAACCGATTCTAATTAAATCTTGAGGTGTTAAAGAAAATTCCCCGATGTCAGAAAGGTCAACATCCATGACTATCGTTCGTTCCCCCAACGGAACACCCATAATCATATAATCTCCACTATCATTAGTTTTTGTTGTAAACCTATAATATTTGTCGTAAATTTCTACGGCAGTACTTCCTGTTAGAACATCCGATTTTGTTGGTAATGTTCCAGTCGCAGCATGTTTTGAATAAGAAGGTGTATATGGTAATAGATTGTATCGATACCCATCACTATTTTTGTCATTTGGTGATTTGTATGGATAGATACTTGTTATTAATGGATTTGATTCGTCAACCTGTTCAATAGGTATGAATATAGAAACTCTAGCATTAGGTACCCCAAATCCATTATTTGCGGTGACCCTACCAACTAAAACACCATAATTAGCACAACTTCTTGTGTAGATATCTGTTTGTTGTATTTTAAGAGATAAAATTTCTAAGAACTCAAATTCTTGGTCTAACTGTACATTAATTGATTTGTTAATACCAAGTTCGGTCCTAATTCTATATGAATCACCCATGTAATATCTTTAATTTATAAATAGTTTATGTGTAATTTTTAAGAAACAAATAGACACACATTGTAAATTATAAACCAAAGCTTAGGATAATAAACCTATTAAGAGAATGTTGTGGATTGGAAGTTTACTACTGAAACTTTAATATCCTTATTTGGATATCTTATTTGATAAACTTGTGAAGGCTGAGCAAAAATAGTGTCGGCAACAGGAGCAATTTGTCTCGTTTCAGGATCAGAATATTGCATAGATGTTTCAGCCGAAGAATATTGTCCACCCACATTATTGAATACCTTAATTCCTGCTACTGTAAGTACACCATTTTGGTTCTGTACAATACTTTGTATCTCAGACAAATAAACATTCTGTCCTAATTCCCTCACTTGTGGATTAAAGTAAGTCGAAATTCTGTCTACAACATCAGCAATAACTTGTCCTGAATTCTGTGCCGAAGTTAATACAACTGATACCTCAACACTAAGATCAATTACTTCAGCAGTCAAAATGGAAATATAGTCATTAATCATTCTATAATTAGAAAGATAGGTTGCAACATTTTGTCTCAAGGTGTTCGATACAATATTAGTTAATTTACCAGAGGTATCGTAAGACAACAATTGAATTAAAATTTTATTATCGTTTTCTGTAACTGAAACTTTTGCAGGTGCTCCAAATTCTGAAGGCATATTCCTGATGATAGATTCGTAGTCTTGAACTGTCACCGCTCTCTTCTGTGCGGAAAAGTTGAATGATACATAATTTCTAATTTCTTCCAAAGATGGTAACCCTGCTCCACCAATTGCAGCAGTAACGTTGTTACATCTCAAAGAATTAACTACCGATGAGTTTGTTAGTTCTGATGGACCATTAACAAAGAAAGATACAGTACCAATCTGAGTGATAACATTTGTTCCCAAGTTAGTACCTAAACCACCCCCAACTCTATATTGAACAAACAGAGTTGAATTCGGAGTTAAAGCCGAACCCAAAGATAAATTGTTTGAATATCTTTGTAGGTCTATCGTTGCCCCTAATGTTGTAAATTGATTTAACGCATCTTGTGCCGTATTGGTTCCTCCACCAAAAGTTAATTTCTTAAACCCTTCAGGAGTGTATTCACTAATGAATCTATTTTGTGTTTGAATATATCTACCAACTTTAATTCCTGGTTGGTCGGAAACTTTTGTAGGGTCTTCAATAAAAACTCTATCTTCGGCAAGGGCATCTACTTCATACCATTTGTTAGGAACTCCTAAGAATTCCGCCGCTGTAGGTATGTTTGTATATTCAGTACCACTTTTAAGTAATACACTTGTGATTCCTAATACATTTTTTTCAGGTAAGAATAATTCAAAAAATGGCTTAACATCGTTTGGAGTAATAACCCTTTTGAAAACTTTAGTAATACCATTAACAACTAATTCTCTCTTGGTAATAGTATAATTAACCAAAACATTATTGGCATTGAAGTTAGGTATTTTTAATCTGTTGGGAAACCCTTGGGCATTATATGGTGATGTAAAATCAACGTCATATATGTTTTCAAATATTATACCAGCACCTGACACTTGAGACCCTCTCGCTAAAGTTCCAAGATATCTCTCATCTTCTTTATCTCCAAAGGCAGGTACGGTAATTGAAAAATCTACTAAAGATACTGATGGTCTTTGTCCAGGAAGTTTTAATCCATAAGTTCTCGCAATATTATATATTGAAGATCTTTGTTGCGCATATTGAAGTACTGTTTCTTGAATACTTCTATCTATGTGATAATGTAAGTTATCAGCAACCGCAGCATTCAAGTCCAAAAATACCGAGAATACAGATGCGTCATTAAAATCCTGAATCAATTCAGGATAGTATGTTCTTACATAGTTTAATAACTCAGTTCTTATCCCCTGATAATCTCTAGTTGTATATGAAATTTTACGATTTGCCATCTATATTAAATATTAATAATAACAAAATCACTTTGAGCAAAAGTCGATCTGTTGTTCGAGTAATCTATTCTAATTTTAGCGGTATATTCCGAAGTTCCTTTTCCAGGTAATCTATAAATTGGAGACTCGCTTGTTCCAAGTGTATTTTCACCTAACATGGTATCAACTTCTTCCATTGGGTCAGCAGGTGTGATTGATATTTGATTCAATAACAGGTTTGGCATATAAACTTGAACAGCATCTCTTATATCTGATTGTATTGCATCAAAAGTTAAACCATCAAATGGCTCAAATAAAAATTCATACAGTCTTGTTCCAAAATCAGGTAAAAAATACCTACTACCTTTTCTAGTTAAAAGAAGGTGAATTAAGTCAGATTTAATTTGCTGAGATTCTAATTGGGTAAGTTCTAAAAAATCACCCCGTCTCGAATCTCTGAAAGGAAAGTTTATTCCATATGTTACTCCGTTCGCCATAAAGATAAATATAAGACCCTTGTTTTTCCTTATAAATAGCCACAAATAAAAAATCCCGATATATATCGGGATTAATTATTTAATTAGGAAGAACAACCGAAACATTCAATTTCAATTCCTTCTGGTTTTGGTGGTAAATTCATACTACTATAATCAACTTTAGGAACTTCAACATTTGGTTTTGGTTTTTGTGCCTTTGACATATCCAACGCTAAGTGTTTAGCCCCTGTTGAAATTGCCTTAGTCCTTACATAATAACACAATGTTTTCAAACCTTTTTCCCACGAGTGAAAGTGAGATGATGTAATTTTAGACAACGTAGGGTTCGACATATATATGTTCATAGACTGAGACTGATCAATGAATGGTGCTCTATCTGCCGCCATATTAATCAAATCTCTCTGAGAAATCTCCCAAATTGTTTTATACTTAGGAATTAAATGCTCAATTCTCTTAACCTTTTTGTTATAGTTTTTGTCTTCAGGGTCAAGGTATTGATTGAAGTTAATGTTTTGAATTGAACCTTCATTCATAATAATTTCATTCTTCAAATCTTCGGACCAAATACCAATTTTTTCAAAGTCATTAATCAAGTACTTGTTCACAATCATAATCTCCCCACCAACAACTCTTCTATTAAACAATGCGGAATGTGCTGGTTCGGTCATCTCAAATGAACCAGTAATTTTTGCTGAAGACGCGACTGGCATCTGAGCAGTGAATAAGGAGTTACAAACACCAAATTCTTGTACGTCTTTTTTCAACGTTTCCCAATCCAAGAATAATTCAGAGTCATTCAACCCCCACATATCAAATTGGAAAATCCCTTTCGACATTGGAGAACCTTTGAAGAATTCGTAAGGGTGTCTAATTCCTTTCTTACACAAATCATTACTTTCAGTGATTGCCGCATAATAAATTGCCTCAAAAATATTCTTATTCAAAGTTTTAGCTTCATCTGAAGTGAATACATAGTCCAATAAACAGAATACGTCAGCTAAACCTTGTACCCCAATACCAATCGCTCTTTGTTCTAAACCTCCTTTAAGACCTTTTTCAGTTGAATAATTATTCTTGTCGATAACATTGTTCAACGCTCTAACAGCCTTTCTGACTTCTTCAATCAATAGTTTGTAA